TTTCTGATTGAAAATATCCATCAATGGCATTTACATTAGGAATTTTATTATAACTAAAAGATTTTTCAACGTAAATATTATCAGGTCTTTTATCAGTTAATCTTATATTTCTTAATATATTATTTTGGGGTATTTACTCCGGTATATTAGATCCTATTTACAAATCAATTAAAAAAAAATACAATGGATAGCATAACATTTTTAAGATCACACAATATAAACCCTTCAATAGAAAATGGGGGTAAGAAATCAACATCTTGTCAAGATTATATTCTAGAGGGTAAACTTAAAAGAATAATAAGAATGGGCATGGAAGATGACAATACTATTAACAAACTAATTGGTAAGAGAGGTTTTGGTAAGACAAAAAAAGCTGTTATTGATAATATATATAATGTTGTAGAAAATAAAATTCACGCATTAGATGTTAATGAAATTAACTACTTTCTTAAAATATTAAGAAAAAGATCATCAAAAAATAATAACATTTTACAGAGTTGTATTAGGAAAATTAACAAAAAATATTGTTAATACTTGAAAAAAACTTTCAATAATGTTGTGTAAGTGAAAATAAATTACTAATTTTAAAATAAATTAAACTAAATAAATTATGAAACAATTAAAAACTATTAAAATAAAAGGAAAAGATTATGTTGAGGTTAACGAAAGACTAAGATACTTTAGAAGTAACTACCCTAACCACGCATTAGTTAGTACCATAACACATATAGACTCAGAAATGGTTTGTGTTCAATCAGAAATAAGAAACGCTGAGGGTAATGTACTTGCTTCTGGACATGCACACGAAGAAAGATCTGCTAACTTTATTAATAAAACGAGTTATGTAGAGAATTGTGAAACATCTTCATGGGGTAGGGCGTTAGCTAACTTTGGTATAGGTATTGACTCCTCAGTAGCTTCAGCCAATGAAGTAGATATAGCTATTAAAAAACAAAATTCTAAACCTGCAAAAGTTAAAATGACAATAGAAATTTATCAAGCTATGATGAAGTCTATTAGTGATGGCAATAAAGATTTGGTTACTGATCATATGGACAAGTATGATATGACTAAGGCACAAAAACTAGGTATAGAAAAAGCTATTAACGAAACTGCATAAATTTTATGGACTCAATTATAAAAAAGTTTACCTCAGATGATGAGGCATATTACAGCGACTATTCTTTTGTAACTAATTCACAGCTTGGAATACTTAATAGAAGTCCGGCTACATATCAGTACTACAAGGATAATCCTAGCCACAGGCCTGTAACTAAGGCACTTAATTTTGGTAGAGCATTTCATATGTGTATGCTTGAACATGATAAGTTTGAATTAGATGTAGTGGTAGAGCCAGATGTGAATAAGAGGACTAAATCTGGTAAGGAGGAGTATAGTAAATTCTTATCACTACATGATAGCAAAACTATATTATCTAGAGATGAGCAAGACTCATTGATAGGTATGAGAAACAGACTAACCTCTTCTAGTGAAGCTATGGAATTATTATCGGGTGGACTGGCAGAACAAGTAAACATATGGAATGATCCTATACATCATGTACCATGCAAAGGTAAAGCTGATTACTACAATAAAGATAAGAATATATTAGTAGACATTAAGACTACACAAGACGCTAGTCCTAAAGGCTTTAGATCCTCAGCATATAAATATGCTTATGACAGACAGTCTGCATTTTATTTAGACGGGTTTGAAGCAGAAGAGTTTTGGTTTATAGTAATAGAAAAGTCAGCACCATATAACTTAGGTATATATAAGTGTAGCCTTGACTTTTTAGATGAGGGTAGAGAAAAGTATTCAGAACTACTAGAAACATATAGCTACTACTTTATACAGAAACTTTTTAAACCATACGATCATTCATTTTCAGGAACATTATAAAATTATACTATGAGTAAATTATTTAAAACTTTAAAAACCTACAAGGTAACTAAAAATAGAGTAGCAGATATAACAGGATTATCTGTACCTACAGTTAGAAAATATTTAAAAAACCCTGATCTATTCTCGGTAAAGAATGGTAAGGATATTGTGAAACATTTAAAAGACAAAAACTATGAGCAAACTTTTAGAGAACTATTTAACATTGAAGAATAGTTTTAGAGATAAATCATTCAGAAACACATTACTACTTATTAGTGGTACTTTTAACCTAAAGCCTAATCAACTTATGGCTTCTGGAGGAAGAAAAAGAGCATTTGTACACGCAAGAAATATTCTATGTTACATGATGTACAATAGGTTAGACTATAGATTAGAGGAAATAGCTGGTAAAATAGGCTATAAGAATCACACCTCAGTTATGCACGCATTAAATATGCATGAAGTTGATCTAAAGTTTGACATGGAATATGCAACAAAATATCAAATAGTTTTGGATAATCTTAAGATAGAAGATCCTCACGAAAATGGTATTGACTTTGGAAACACCGAAGGAACTTTAAAGTCTTTTCATTATAAAATTCTAGCAATAGAAAGTAAGATGGAAGCTTTAGAAAAATTTATTAATTAACTTAAAATATTTATTATGGAGAAATCCGAAAACATTTACTGCGGAAGCGGTACAGAAAAGACCTTCAGTGAAGGCAGATCTATTGTTAACTTTTCAGTTAGATTATCTAAATTGAAAGATCATGTATATGAATACAATGGAGAGAAGTATGTAAACCTTACTTTAGGAGCCAACAGAGATGGTGCTAATGATTATGGTAAAACACACTATGTTAAAGTTAACACGTTTAAGCCAGAACCTCAGACTACTGAAAAGAAGAAAGAGGACGCTTTACCATTTTAACTTTACAAATTTTGGGAGGCTTATCCTAGCGGGGTGCGAGGGTAGGCTTCTCTACTCATAAAAGATAGGGGGGTGTATACTTAAAAATGTTACATGCTAACAGGAGAAACCTGGTAACAGTGTCAGATTATATTACCCCCTATTTTTATCAATAAACTAAAACTATATGAAAGATATTAACAATAAACAGATAAGGGTAGGATACTCTACAATAACTATTAAGAAACAAGCACCACAATTTCACAAAGATAACATGAGTGATAGCTATGGTCAATACTTATCTAGAGAAAACAAAATTGAAATTCAACCAGATCTATCAGATGTAGATGAAGCTAACACTTTACTACATGAGATATTGCATGCAAGTGTATGGGTTTCTTCACTTTGTCAATCTGGACAGCCTTTACAACAAAATAATGATGAAGAGTTAGTTGTGAACAGTTTAACTAATAATTTAACTCAAGTTTTTATTGACAATAAGTGGTTACTAACATATTTAAAAGACAAGTTATGTACTTGAAAATATCAGAACACACTACTATTGATAGCAATTCTATTGCAGGTTTTTATTGTGAAGGAAAGATCTTATATATAGTTAGAAAGAACAACGATAATCATTTAGATATTATATATGATACAGAAGATGAATGTAGTCAGATATTTAAAAACTTAAATAATCATTTTAAGTGTAAAGATTTGGTGATAGTGAAGGTAAATAATAATGAAACAAATAAGGATAATGAAGTAAGGTTGGCTATGTTTAAAGCGTTTTGGACACTATACAATAAGAAGACAGGTATGCAAAAATGTCAAGATAAATTTCTTAAGTATGGACTTAACACAATGCAAATAATTTTAGATGCTGTACCTACGTACATAAAAGAAACACCAGATCCAAAATTTAGAAAACACCCTCTTACATGGCTGAATGGAGAATATTGGAAAGATGAAAAAATGAAACAAGAAGAGAAAACTAAACAAGAATTTAATGTAAACGATCTATTTAAATAATGAGCTTAAACAACGACAGAATAAAAATAACTAAAACATCAGGGGAGGTTAGGCACTTATGCTATAACTGTTCTGAAGATAGAAAGAAGAGTAATGAGAAATGTTTAGCTATAAACGGAGATACAGGTGCTTATATATGTCACCACTGCGGAGATAGTGGTATTATAAATCAATACAAAACATATAAGAAAGAAAAAGAGATAGAATACTCTAGACCAGAGATGACTAATTCAACTGGATTGTCAGATGAAATGGTAGAATGGTTTAATTCTAGGGGTATATCTCAAAGAGTTTTATTGAAAAATAAAATAACTCAATCTATTGAATATATGCCTCAAGTATCGGCAAATAGAAACACAGTATGCTTTAACTATTTTAGGGATGGAGAACTCATTAATGTAAAATATAGAGATGGTGAGAAAAACTTTAAACAATTTAAAGACGCTGAGAAGATTTTCTACGGTTTAGACTCTATTAAAGATTGTAAAGAAGTGTATATAGTTGAAGGGGAGATGGATAAGTTGTCACTTGATCAAGTGGGTGTAGAAAATTGTGTATCAGTCCCTGATGGAGCACCTAATCCTGGTACTAAAAATTATGACAATAAATTCTCTTATCTAGATAACTGTTGGGAGTATTTTGAAGATCTAGAAAAGATATATATATGCTCAGACAATGACACTAATGGTAGAGTTTTATTGGAAGAACTGAGCAGAAGACTAGGAAGAGAAAGATGTTATATAGTTAAATTTCCTGACAATATTAAAGACGCTAATCAAATGTTATTAGAAGAAGGTAATTTAGCTTTAGAAAAGATACTGAAAGAGGCGGAGCCTTACCCAGTAGACGGAGTGTTTACTGTTAAGTCTGAACAAGATTATATGATAGACGTTTTTCATAAAGGTAAAAAGAAAGGTCTTACTACAGGATACCAAGCTTTAGATAATCATTATACCCTCAGAACATCAGAGCTGGATGTGTGGACAGGTATCCCTGGATCAGGTAAAACTATGATGGCATTACAAATAATGCTTAATTCATCGGTTTTATATGGCTGGAAATGGGGTATATTTTCTCCCGAAAACTATCCTGTAGGAGACCTTTTTGATACTTTAGCTGAAATGTATATAGGTAACACCTCTGATGTAGATGTTGAAGATAGAATGTCTATACATGAATATCGTGAGGCTATAGAATTTTTACATAATCATTTCTATGCTATCTACCCTAAAGATGATTTTAGTTTAGACAATATATTATCTAAGTTTAAACACTTAGTATTAAAGCATGGTATAAAGGGTTGTTTATTAGACCCCTTCAATCAGCTTGATCATAACTTTTCGGGTAAAGACGAAACAACATACATAGGAGAATGCTTAACTAAGATAAGAAGATTTGAACAGGTTAACGATCTTAAGTTTGTTATAATAGCACACCCTAGAAAGATGGACAGAGATGAATCTGGTGGCTATAAAAAACCTACAGCATATGATATTAGTGGTAGCCAAAACTGGTTTAATAAAGCTGATAATGTTATATGCATACACAGAGATAATGCTATGGATATTAACAATACTTCAGTAGCTTTTAGTGTACAGAAAGTTAAGTTTCAAAAATTGGTAGGTGTACCAGGAGAGGAAGCTTTAAAATATGATAGAAGATCTGGAAGGTATTTAGATTATCATACTAACTGTCCTTTAGATAATGTTAGCCAAACCTATAGCGTTTGGAGGGGTGTATAGTTATGAAGAAGAATATATACTTACTTACTATTGAATGCTCTTATCAAAATATTAATTATAAAAAGGGTAGGAAAATGATTAGTAAGAATAAAAGTTATACAAATATTAATACTGTATTTACAGAGAATACTGTAGACGGTCTTCAGAATTGTAGTAGATGTATGGAAAGAATAAGATTTGAAATTAACAAAAAGAAAGAACTTGAGATAAAAGTAGTAAACATACTAGAGTCTAAGTTTATAAGTGAGAGTAACGATATTTATTAACTAAAATTATTTAATTATGGGAAAGATATTTTTTATTGCGTTGATCTTAACAGGTCAATTATTTGCACAGATGGAGCAAGGTTTATATTACTGCACAGATATATATATGTGTGATGTAGAAAACTACAAGATTCTTAGTGAAAAGAAAATTAAAACTGATCAATACATTATGGTAGAACAAAATGGCGTTAGAATGTATAGCACTGGTCACTTAGGATTTTATAACGCTTGGATATATATAGGTGATTTTTCTAATTACGAAACATATGTATTGACTAATGGTGCTAAGATGTGTGTAGTGCCAGAAATAGATGGTGTGTATTATTTTTATGAAGATGAATACAATGATTTAGAATATAAAAAATTAATCCAATTTAGAAATCTAACAAGGATAACTAAAACAAAATGGAATAGATATGGTAACCATGTAATGGATACAAATTAATTATGAAAAGAAAAAAAAGATATAATAAGAAAGTAAGGAATGCCACAGCCACCACGTTTAATGGAGTTAAATTTAAATCTAAGCTGGAGAAGTTTACATACCAGTGCCTAAAGGTGGCTGGCATACCTTTTAAATATGAGGAAGATCGGTTTGTTTTAATAGATAAGTTTGTATATGAAGGAGATTCTATAGAGAAGAAAAAAAGTAAAGGCAAGAATGTTTTTATACATTCATCAAAAAATATACCTAGAGCTACATACTTACCAGACTTTACTAATACTGATCAAGGATGGATCATAGAATGTAAAGGTTTGAGAACAGAAGCTTTTAATCTTAGATGGAAATTATTCAAGAACATGCTTGCAAAAGAGAAAAAAAGTTACGATCTTTATATGCCTGGAACACAGAAACAAATAATGGAGGTTATAGAAATATTAAAAAAGAAAAAATATAATGTTAGCAGGAATATTTAAATCATTAATTGGTAATGCATCTGGAATTATAGATGAGGTAGTTACAACCGAAGAGGAAAAACTATCTTTAAAATTAAAGATGAAAGAGATGTTAGCCAACGCTGAGAGTAATGCTCAGGAACAAGTAACAAGAAGATGGGAAGCTGATGCTAAAGCAGGATGGCTCCCAGCTAATATAAGACCTCTTACGTTAGCTTTTTTAACTATAATGTTAGTTATAATGTCCTTCTTTGATGGAAATGTAGGCGGATTTACTATGAACCCTATATACGTACCTGTATATCAAACACTACTTATGGTTACGTACTCAGCATATTTTGCTGGAAGATCAATAGAGAAAATAAAAACTAAAAATAAAAAAATTAAATAAAATGGAAGATAATAAATTAACAGAAGAAGAATTAAAAGAAATCAAAACTTTAAACGAAGATAAAAATAGATTAACTATAGACTTTGGAAGAGTTAAAACAGATATGATTTTAGTTAAGGCTCAGTTAAATGCTTTAGAAAAAATGGATGAAGATATGGTTGCTAAGTTTAAAGGCCTTGAAACTAAGAGTAAGAAAATGATGGAGAAATTTAATAAGAAGTATGGTGACGGATCTATTAATTTAGATGACGGAACATTCACTCCTAACAAAAAATAACATCATTATAACAGAGTAAGGGTGTGTGTTAGATTACTTAAAGAATTGGTCTTCTCCGTAATCAAAACATGCACCTTTATTATTTAAAACAATAAACCCATCGTAGAGATGGGCTTACCGAACTTAAAAACTATGAAACATGAAAACATGAATGTTAACAATGTTATAGTAAATATAATTATAATTATAATTAATTCCTAGTCTTTATCAAAAAATTAACATGTAATTGGTGAAGATGGTCCATCAAAGTCTATATAAGTAATAACAACAGATTCTTTTTCTTCTAAAGATTTCATGATATATTCATAGACTCTCTTGTACGCTTGTGTAGATCTACCTATAAAACCGTCCTTCTTGATTTGGTTATTTTCTTGTGAGTCCCCAACAAGTAGACACCCAGCTGTGTGTTCATCAGTATTACCACAATGAATGAGAATATACTCAAACCCAGGAACATCAGTAACATGAAGCATGCCACGATGAAGATCACCAAACCTTTTAGAATATTTTGAATGAAAACCTCCAGTATCTCTAATTTGAATTTCATAAGATCCCGCAGGGATTCTAGTTTCTCCTTTAACTTTTTCTTCTC